TCTGGTCTCTCTTTCACGCAAAACATTGTGTTCATATAAACTAATTTCGAACTTCAGCATAAATTACCTCTAAATATTCTATTTTCTTTATCCAACAGGTAGGTATAGTTATATATCTACCACCACCATTATCATCCGGTTCCAATGACCACGAGCCCATAATCACGGTTTTTTTGTCATCAGTTTTAACAAGCCAACCAACATCAACTACAACAGCTAAATCTGATTTGACAATATCCTCCAGGTCCTGCCACCCTGTTTCACCATCGATGGCATCTAACCAGGTTACTCTGACCATAGGCCAGGAAGGATACTTATGATCCTGGTTGCTCGATGCTTGCTTCTCTTGACTCTTCGTTTTCTCTTTCGCCACGTTTTCTATGTCCTTCAGTTATACAATCAGCTATTTCGTCTTTAGTCTGGAGCCTTACTTCATAATCCTGGAATACTACTATCCAAAATGCAGCTTGACCACCACTACGAGTTGTAGCAGAGCCCCTTCTAAAGTTCTCAACAGCTTTTCTATAACCTACAGATAATAACTCAAGAATGGTAGATTTAAAAAACAATTTATCTTCTATATCTCTACCATCATGAAAACGAATGTTCCAAACAGGTTTTTCAACCAGATTAGTCGCAGGATTTCTAGTTCCTTCGTCTAATTGAAACAAATCTACTATTTTATTAGCCATTTTTATTCCTTATGTGTGTTCCATGCTTGAGCCATGTTATCGTATGCCTCTTGCACCTTATCATCGTCCATGGTTGCTTTGATTTTTTCGGTCTTAGCAGCTTCGTCCATGTATTCTCCTATTACTCCTAGCACCACATGTATTGGTGGAGCGTAGCCGTAAAGAATTACTGATTTAACTCTCTCCACAGTAGTAGGGAAATCTTGTTGTTCGTTTACAGCATCAGTGATGATACTATTTACTTCGTTTTTGAATTTTTCTAGACTTTTCATTTTTTATCTCAACTCCTCTATTGTTAGCTTCTTTTACTATTAAATACGACATCTCCTGGCCTGGACCACGATGAGAGTCATTAGCCATACAAACCAACGCATCGTAGAATTGAGTTTGTATGGCAACACTTTTATATTTTTTATTAGGCATCTTTTATTCGATAAACAATATTTTGATTATTTCTTTCAAAATTAATCATGTCTCCTCTCTTAATATCTTTCATTAACACCGGCACATTATCTACAAAACCCATGCCTTTGTCTTTGTTACCAGCCAAAATAAATACCCACATAGCCTCGCTTTGTTCCCCATCATAGAACCTAACATAAACATAATTAGGATCTTTGACTGCTTTAGATATTTGTCTATATGACTCGTCCCTATGCTCTTGACATGCAAAAGCAATGTTGTTTTCTTCACCTTTTGGTATCCTCATGTTTCCCTCCTTAATTGACAACATATTCACCTACAGTTTGTTTTTCTAAGACCATTGATCTCATATGCAAAACTTTCCAGTAAGACTCCAATAAATCCTTGCAATCTTTTCTGGGAAGACCTTTTTCTAACATTACAATAATTTTAATAACATCATCTTTTTGGTTATTAAGATCTTGTAAAAGAAACTTTTTGATCTGTTTTTCGTCAAGTTCCATTGACTTCATATCTTCAATCATTTCTTGTTCTGTTTTAGTATTCATATCGCGTTACCATTCTTTCTCATTTGATCTGCAGCTTCATCCACAATGTCATGTGCAATGTCATCAGCAGTATCTGGTTTATCTATAGCAACTTTAATATGCAAAGTTCTACCGTTAGAGGAGCTCCAATCCCAAGCAGTCGGACACTTTTCCAACCAGGATAAGATCTCTCTCATGTTTTTTGTAGTTTTATTCTTCATTATCATATTTCACTCCTTAAAATATTAAGAACATGTAAACATGCT